TCAGTTGAAGAATTTATGAAAATCTTCAACATTTTGTAATATACACATAAAATGGTTCGTTTTGAGCCTATTTCCTCTATATCTACGTACTTTTCTATAAATAATATATGACAGCCCACGCCCTGAGCGGCGTTTACATTTATATAGGAGAGTAAAATGGCAGATCGCAATAAATTTGAAGAAATGCTTGAGCGTCTCATCAATGAAGATAGAGAAGGCGCCGAAGAGCTATTCCACGAGATTGTGGTAGAAAAATCAAGAGACATTTATGAGTCACTACTAGAAGACGAAGCAGAAGTTGAAGAAACAACTGACGAAGAAGTTGATGAAGCATCTGATGAAGAAGTTGATGAATCTTCAGAAGAAGAAGTTGATGAAGCAAGTGACGAAGAAGTAGACGAAGCATCCGATGAAGAAGTGGAAGAAGACTTTGATCTAGGTGAATTTGAAGTTGAAGCCGATGATGAACCAGAAATGGACATGGACATGGGTGACGACGAAGGTGAAGAAGGCGACGAAGAAGAAGGCGACATGGAAGACCGTGTTGAAGACCTAGAAGATGCGCTAGAAGACCTAAAAGCAGAATTTGAAAAAATGATGGCTGGCGACGAAGGCGACGAAGGCGACGAAGGCGATGATGACATGGGTGGCGATGCTGCTGATGACATGATGGGTGACGTTGAGCCAGAAGAAGCATATGCATTTGAATCAGACGACGAAGAAGTCGAAGAAGCATCAGACGAAGAAGTCGAAGAAGCATCAGACGAAGAAGTCGAAGAGTCAAAGCAGCCAAAAAGCGCAGGCGAACAAATGCGTGAATATGTAGAAAAAGTATCAGCAACAATGGGCGACAATGGCGCAAACGCTAAATCACCAGTTGCAGGTGCTAACAATATGGGCGGAACCGCAGCAAACATTGCAAAAGGTGGTGAAGCCGATACAGGCGGAACAGGTGCTGGAGCAGCAAAAGAAGACAGCGCAGGTAACGTCAACGTACCAGGCGGCAAAGCAGCCAAAAGCCTAAAAGGTCAACCAGGCCATGGCGCAGAGAAAAAAGGCAAGCCTGAGACTGCTGATAACAAGAAGTCTACAGTAGGCTCTTAAGCAGTATAATATAAGGAAGTTTGAATGAGAAACTTACGAGAGCATTTGACATTCGACCAAGCCAAAATGGTGGTTGAAAACGCTAACGAAGGCAAAGATCTTTTTATGAAAGGTATTTGCATTCAAGGCGGAGTACGCAACGCTAACCAGCGAGTGTATCCTGTAAATGAAATTGGCAGGGCTGTCAAAACTCTCAATGATCAGATAAGCGGAGGTTACAGTGTTCTCGGCGAAGTAGATCATCCAGAAGGCCTTAACATTAACCTAGACCGTGTATCACACATGATTACAGAAATGTGGATGGATGATGCAAATGGTTACGGAAAACTTAAAATTTTACCAACCCCTATGGGACAACTAGTTAGCACCATGATACAAAGTGGTGTTAAACTAGGTGTTTCATCTAGGGGCTCTGGTAATGTTAGTGAAGACGGTAGTAATACTGTATCAGATTTTGAAATAATCACCGTGGACGTTGTGGCACAGCCAAGCGCCCCTGGTGCATATCCAACACCAATCTATGAGCATCTAATGAATGCTCGCGGAGGATATAAGGCTTACGAACTAGCTCAGGCAACCAAACATGATCCAAAGGCACAAAAGTATCTAAAAGAGTCGTTGATTAATATAATCAACAAACTCCAGTAAACTAGGAGAAAGTAATGATAGATGCACTGAAAACACTCTTTGAAAATGATGTAGTTTCCGAAGAAATCAGGGCACAAATTGAAGAGGCTTGGGAAGCAAAAGTTCGTGAGAATAAGCAATCTGTAACAGCAGAACTCCGCGAAGAATTTGCAGCAAAGTACGAGCATGACAAAGAAACAATGGTAGAAGCCATTGATTCTATGCTATCTGAGCGTCTAGAAGCAGAGATTAATGAATTTGCAGAAGACCGTGCGCAATTAGCAGAGGCGAAAGCCAAATATGCTATTGCAATGCGTGAAAATTCAACTCTACTAAAAGGTTTCGTTGTAGAACAACTACAAAAAGAAATCAAAGAACTACATGCAGATAAGCAAGCAATGGCTGAAAACTATGCCAAACTTGAAGAATTTGTAGTAGATGCCCTATCAAATGAAATTGCTGAATTCTACGAAGACAAAAAAGACTTAGCCGAAACAAAAGTACGTCTAGTACGTGAGGCAAAAAGTCACTTCGAAAAAGTTAAGAAAAACTTTATCGAAAGAAGTGCAACAGCAGTATCTGAAATGGTTGGTAAACAACTTAAGAGTGAAATTTCATCACTCAAAGAAGATATTGACTCAGCACGTAGAAACGACTTTGGTCGTAAGATCTTCGAAGCATTTGCAGCAGAATATGGTACTTCATATCTAAATGAAAAATCAGAAACTGCTAAACTAATGAAAGTACTTGATGCAAAAGACAAGCAACTTTCAGAAGCAAAAGCATTTGCAGCGAAAGCAAAGCAAATTGCAGAATCAGTTAACGTTGAAAAGCAACGTTTGATTGAATCAGCAGAGCGCACAAAAATTATGAACGAGTTGGTTTCGCCACTAAGCAAAGATCAACGCGAGATTATGACAGACTTACTGGAATCAGTCCAAACTGCACGTTTACGTGCATCTTTTGACAAGTACCTACCGGCAGTTATCGACGGTAATACTCCAGCGAAGAAGAAGGCGGTCCTATCAGAGGCAAAAGAAGTAACAGGCAACAGAGAACAAACTAACGTTAGTAGTAAGGCTGACGATGGTGTCGTAGTAGACATTCGTCGATTAGCTGGATTAAATTAAGGAGATTATAATGTCAGAACTACTAGAAAGTCGCTGGCAGGATACAAAAAGCGCACTACTTGAAGGCCTTGGAGGCAACAAGAAGTCAGTGATGGCTGCTACTCTAGAAAATACACGCAAGTATTTGTCTGAGACTGCCGCTGCTGGAGCAACATCCGCCGGTAACATTGCAACCCTAAATCGTGTGATCCTTCCAGTGATCAGACGTGTCATGCCAACAGTCATTGCAAATGAACTTGTTGGTGTTCAGCCTATGACTGGTCCAGTTGGTCAGATCCATACACTAAGAGTACGTTACTCTGATACTGTTGGTTCTGGTGCATCTGGTGCGTCAGCAGGCGAAGAGGCACTAAGCCCATTCAAAATTGCTGAAGCATATTCAGGTAATGCCACAAGTGGCAAAGCCGATGCAACAGCAGCACTAGAAGGTGCAGCTGGTAACCAACTAAGCATCCAGATCCTCAAGCAAACTGTTGAAGCAAAGTCAAGAAAGCTCTCAGCAAAATGGACATTTGAGGCAGCTCAGGACGCTCAGTCACAGCATGGCATCGACGTTGAAGCAGAAATTATGGCAGCACTTGCTCAAGAAATTACTGCTGAAATCGACCAAGAGATCCTAGCATCTCTAGCAACACTTGCAGGCACTGGTACAGATACATTTGACCAGGCAGCAGTTAGCGGTACAGCAACATTCGTTGGCGACGAGCATGCAGCACTTGCAGTTCTAGTTAACCGTGCAGCAAACCGTATTGCACAGCGCACACGTCGCGGTGCAGGTAACTGGGCAGTTGTTTCCCCAGCAATCCTAACTGTTCTACAGTCTGCAACAACTTCAGCATTTGCACGTACAACTGAAGGCACATTTGAAGCACCAACAAACACAAAAATGGTTGGTACTTTGAACAATGCTATGAAAGTATATGTTAACACATATGCAGCAGACGACGATGTACTTGTTGGTTACAAAGGTTCTAGCGAATCAGACGCAGCAGCGTTCTACTGCCCATACATTCCATTGATGAGCAGCGGCGTTGTTCTAGATCCAACAACATTCGAACCAACCGTTTCATTCATGACACGTTATGGTTATGTTGAGCTATCTAACACTGCTTCATCGCTAGGTAACGCAGCAGACTACCTAGAAAAGGTAGAAGTTACTTCTGCAAACCTATCATTTGCATAAGTTTAAACTTATCAAAACAGAAAAAGGGCACTTCGGTGCCCTTTTTTATTGACAGAGGTTGACAAACGAAACTCTATGAAGTATAATAATACTTTATGAAAGTAAAAATCTTAATTTTAACAACAATTTTCTTTATTAATGGTTGTAGCGGATCTGATTCATCTACAGGAGTTATTACTACCGGATTAGAATCACGTTATAAACTAGTTTACATGTTTAACGCAAATAGATACGAAGGACATGTTATGCGTTGGCCATCAACAACTATTAAACTGCATGATTTTCCAGATATAAAATATACCAGCGATGCTATCGATGCTTGGAGTTTTAATTTTCAGTTTGAAAAAGGATCTGGAGATATAGAATGGGGAGGCTGGGCAACTGATATGCCAAATTATTGTGGGAAAGCACAATGGCGAATCTCAAAAGACAGCGAAGGATACTTAATTAAAAGTTGTTTAATCCGATTAAATGGTGCATGCCGCACATTAAGCAACACAATGATACACGAGTTCGGTCATTGTCTTGGAGTTTTTAATCACACTGCTAATGGCTCAGTAATGGATCCTGTGTCAGCATACTCTCCAGTAATTTCTAGTGATATAAAAACTATGATTAAAACTTTATATGAACTGCCTAGGGATATGCAACTTACAGAATCAGGCGAAGCCGCTTTTAAAAAAGATATTTTTATTCCTGAAAAAGATGAAATTTTTTAAAATAAATGGTTGACATTTGTTTTGTTTGTGTTATATTAATAATATAACAAGACGTTGTTATATGGGTTGGCGCTAATAATTTCCACTCTAGAGGAGATAAGCGCACTTGGTTAGGGGTAGTGCCCGGCATGTACTTTGGAGACAAAGAGTATGCTAACTGCGATACTAAGCAGAACTGAGGTTCTAGTCGATATTGTCAGAAAGGTATCTGGACGGCTAGTTGGAGGTAAACCCAAGTCCTTCACCCACCCTTAATTTAAAAGCTCGCCATTGTGCGAGCTTTTTCTTTTTCTGATAAATACTTGTGTCGGATAGTGTGCCGCAAGGCGGACTTATGCTGTCCCAACAGCGTAGCGGCTAGAACCCGCATCGGACTTCTAATAAGGAGAAAACAAATGGGAAGACCAATAAGCGAAGACAAAATTGGATACGGCGAAGGACGTATCGCAGTAACACGCCACTTTTTCACAGGCGCTTCAGAAGCAACAACAGCAGCACACATTGTAAGACAAGCAGGTAACGGCAAGTACGTTGTCCGCTTAGATTCAAATGCTGGCGATCCAAGTGCAGACGAAGTACTAACACTTGCTAACAAAGTTGGCACAGGTGGTGGTGAAGCACTAGTAGCAGGAGAATTTACAATTGATGCTATCGGTAGTGACTCAACAACATATCAAGTTACAAAACTACGTAACAGAACTGTGCAAGTTGAAGGCGGTGGAACTGAAAAGAACTGCATTTACAACATTGGTTATGATGCAAGTGCTAGAGAAAATTCTGGTATGCCAAACACAACATTAAGTGTTGCATTACCACGTCAATCATAATAAGGTATACGTATGTCAAAGTATCTTAGAGTAGATGGTGGAGATTATAAGATTACCGTTCAAAACGGTGGTACAATTACTCTTGACACCGGCTTCGATGAAGGTACTGTTGTTATTACCGGAGATTTAACTGTACAAGGTGAAACCACTACAGTTAATACTACTAACATGACTGTTGAGGATAATATTATTGTTCTCAACCAAGGCGAAGCAGGGGCTGGGATTACTGATCCCAGTTCCTCGTCCGGTATACAAATTGATAGAGGTAGTTTACTTGATGCATTTTTTGTATATGATGATAGTTTAACTGATTCTATTAACGGCAACGGACTTTTTGCATTTCGTTTGTCAGGTGGATCAGTTAGCGGTATAAGAACTAACCATATTAGCACAGCAGGCAGCGATTTACATTTAATAAACGCAGGCTCTGGTGTTATTACAGTCAGCGGAACTGTTGATTATGAAAATCAAGTTACAGACGACGACGATATTACTAATAAAAAATATGTAGACGATGCTATTAGTACAGCGTTTGCTACAGTTTTCTTAAAACAGATCGGTGATGGTGTTATATCACCATCGAGTATTGTTGTTGCAGATAGCGAACCATCGCCAGATGGTAGTGGTGCTGCTCATAGTAATATAACATTTACAATAGATGGAAATGTAATTTCTCAAGTTTATCGAGATCGTTGGGAATTTGAAGAACTAAGAATCGAAGGTACTAAGATAGAAACTATTTCTAGTAACGAAGATTTAATTTTAAGTGCGCCTGGAACAGGATCTGTTAGAATAAACGACATGGTACATATTAATAGTGTACCAACATTAGATGATCCTTCTACAGAAGCAACTACTCCACTAAATGGAGTAAAACTTTATGTTTCAAATCAAGATGCAGGCAAAACAGGAATTTATTTCGTAAACGCTGAAGAAACAAGAGATGAATTAGTAAGTAAAAACAGAGCACTCCTATTTGGAATGCTATTTTAAGGAATAAAAATGTCAATAGTAAACGCACAATTAACAAGCACACAATTGGATGTATTAACTGTTCCTGCTGGTAAAACTTATGCTATTACAAATATACTTGTTTGCAACCAAGACGGGACAGACGATGCAAGTTTTGACTTGCATTTTATTCCGAGTGGTGATCCGTTAAACAACGCAATAACAAGAGTTGTAAATAATTTAACATTACCTGCAGGCGAAACATTTACATTTGATAGTGAAAGAATAGTTT